TCCCCTGGGCATTGAGGGCCTCAAGGAGCGCCCGGTTCTGTTTCGTGGCCTCTGCATTCATGACGAACTCGCCACCGTGCGCCATAATCGGAATGGGCTGAGCCGTGTCGCCTTCGATGGGACCACCGAACTGGTAGCTTCCGCCGTTCTTGTTAAACAGATTATCCGGATTCCCTCCGTGCATCGCCTTATAAAGCCATGCTCCAATGTCTTCCCCTAGTTCATATGCCCAGTCCATGATAGACTTACCAAGTGATTTCGTGGCAGCAATAACACCGTCCACAATAGCTTTCCCTATTGCTTCCCCAACTTCCTTTGCAACGGGTAGGACATCAGCCTTTAGCGCTGCAAGCAGCGTCTTCCATTTCAAGACAATTCGCGTCTGCCAGTCAGCCTCCGGTGTCCCAGCCACTGCATCTTCAGCCGATTTCTTGAATTCAGCAACCCACTTTTCGACAGACGGCAGCGCCGTGTTAATAATCCACGCAAGCGCCGTCTCTATTTCTGGGAGGAACACGTCTGCAATATTCGACAGTGTTACCTTGACTGCGTTCCAAACAACGCCGATCATGTGAGAGAACCCGCTTTCCATCTTTCCGGATGCCTGCTCCGTGACACCCTGCACATCGTTGAACTTTTCGAGCGTGTCCGTTAGTTCCTTCCCAGCCTGAGATCCGGCTGCAAACACACCGCGCAAAGCGCGTATGTTCGGAAAGAGTTCCGCCGACTGCTCCGCCGAGAGTTCGGAAACTTTCTGTATCGCCCAAGCGAGTCCCTTTGTAGCAAGCGTAACTTGAGACAGCTCAATACCGTATTGATGCGCCGCCTCTTTCGCCTGCTCAGTCGGTTTCAAGAAACCCATGATGATGGCGTTTAGTGAAGTGGCCGCCTCAGTGGTCGGCATGTACTTCGTCATCACGGCAAGGGTGGACATTAATTCTTCGATTTTAACGCCAGCCTTGCCAGCGCTGCCGGCGACCATTCCAATAACTGGTGCGAGTTCGGAGAACTGAGTAACACCATAGTTGACGGTCTGAAACAACAAATCGGAAACGTGCGCCGCCTTGTCGCCTTCCAGGTTGTAAGCATTCAGCACGCGGGTGATGGCGTCAACCGAGGTTGCAAGCTCAACGTCGCCGGCCACAGCCGCTTTCGTCGCGGCCTTCACGATGTTTGTGGCAGCCGCAAGGTCACGGAAGCCGGCGGAAACTGCCTGGTAAACCGCCTCTCCGATTTCCGGCATGGATCGGCCCGACTCGTAGGCAACCTCCGTCATGAGGTCCCTATATCCCTTGAGCTCGTCCTGCCCTTCCTTGAAAAGCGTTGTTATCTTTAGCCAAGCCTTCTCCGCATCGCCCGCGCCCTTCAAGGCTCCAACGGCGATTCCAGCCAGCGCCACAGTGCCGTATTTCGCGATTTTGCCGAGCGACGTTATTGCCTTCTTCTCGATGTTACGTAGTGTCTTGCCGACATTGTTTGTAACCTTGCTCAAGTCAGCGGTAAGGGCGCTGGAGACAACCCCAACTTTAATATTAAGAGCCGTTGATAGTGTTGCCATCGTCACCTTCTCAATTTAGAGGCAATGGTCGGTTGCTGCTTTTCGCTGTTCTTTCTGTCCTCTGTCGCCATCCGCTGTTCTTCAAGTCTCAAGTTTACATATGCGATCATCATCATTTTGTCGGAATCCGGCGCCTCTCGAAACTGCGCGGGCATTATGTGAAAGGTCTCGCACACGCGCAGGATTGCATATTCGAGAGTGCGTTCTACTCCCCGGATTCCTCCTGTTCCAAAAAAACCTTCTCAACCTCCTTGATCCTCGCGGAATCCACTCCGCTTATCCTCATGACCTGAACGGCAACCTTTGAGACAGCCCCGAATGGGATGCCCGATTGTTTCAACTCCGCGGCCACGCCTTCATAGAATTTCCTCCCCGACAGTTGCGCCGGGTCTACCTCCCATGTTATGCCTCCGTCGCACTTTGTACCATGATAAAACGTCATGGCAGCCTGAAGCCTGGTTATGATGCGCTCCTCGCGCTGGAACTCCTCGTCCTCCTTGTCGGGAACCGTAACAAATACCCCTGGCTTTCCCTTCACGGGGATCGATTTCCCCGTCACAGGATCGCGCATGACCTTCAAAGGCGGCTTTGGCGAAGGTAGTTCTTCCTCGATCTGCTGGTCAAACCCGAAAGGCACGGAGTTTATCTGCACCATTACGGCCTCTTGCCCGTCTCGTTCCGGGATGAGAACAACGCTTGCCTTTTGCACAAAATCCGATCTCGAACCGATCTTCATGACTCCTCCTATGCTGGGAAAATAGTATAAATTCTCGGCGTGGTGCTTTTAAGAGATAACCCCCAGCTAGTTTCTGCACCCTCTCCAAAACTTATCGACTCGTAAGCGATTTTCTCAATCATCAACGTGTGATCAAGTGCACCGTTTTTGTAGATGTCTATGTACATATCCCACGTTTTAGTTACACCCTCCATGTCTCTTCGGAAGTCAACGCCCCAGATGTCAATCTTGTATCCTACAGGAGGTAGATACAAATACTCGGTGCGTATCTGGAAAGAGAGCGTTTCCGTTGTTATGAACGTTGACGAGCACTGAACGCCGGTCGTGTACTTCGTCCAAGTCTTCTTTACTGTAACAGGGAACACAACGGACGAACCAGGACTGCCACCATCAACCGTTACTCCTGTGGTAAAAGCAGTATTGTGCGGCACCTGGGCCTTTGCCCAAAAGTCGACGTATAATTGCTCGTCGACTGTCTGCGGTATGAACTGCGCGTTCGTCGACATGGAGCCACCAGCCGTTGTCATAGGCGCAAGACGCTGGGCGATAGTTACTCCATCTGGACTCACACCGTTTGTGTACATCGGCGTATAAAGATTGGTAAGGTTCCAATCGTGGTTGAAATCACTCGGAGACGGACAGATATTCTTTGACCCCGATGTTGTAACGGCTGTCGTGAACTGCGGCACAACGTCGTAAATATCCTTGTTCGCGTACTTCCACGACAGAGCAACATCTACCCTGTTTTCTTCGCCACGCCGTAACTGATACCCGTTCCTGGTTCTTATCCTCTGCACTTCATGCGGCCTTGTCATGAAGAGGCTCGCATCTTCAAGGGTAAGCGTAATCTCCTCCTTTTCGCCCGTGCGTTTACCGTCACGGAAAGTTACAACCACGTCCCTTGAAGTGAAAACCTCTTCAGTCATTAAGACACCGAGGGGCTTGTGGTGGCGCAGATTCCAGAAAACGAAAGCTTGATTCCATCCGCAGCCTCGTTAAGGCTGAACTCCGTACACGCAAAATCCGAGCACTCTACTGTCTCCGTGCTGCTCCCGTCCACGTCCGAGTAGACGATGGAAAGATCCGTAGTCCATACGTCGGAAGCATCTTCCGTAGTCGACACCCAGGAAGCAGACACTGCAGCAGATTCTCCGAAGAGCGCCTCGTAAACAGTAATACCGGACGCTGCGGCAAGCCCGCGATAGTAGGCTGAAAAGGACACCTCAAGCGGATCCTCTTCCCCGAGTCGAAGGTGAGACAAGGCGCCTCGGTCCTTGATCGTCTGGACATTCTGCTTTCTATTAATGGCAATGTCCCCCATGTCGAAAGTGACCTCCAGCGTATTCGGAGTCCCCGACCCGTCCTTGATGGTTAGAACACCATCCCTATTCGTCATCACAACAGAGCCTTGCAGAGTCATTAACTTCGCCTCCTAAACAGGATAAACGTAAAAATCAGCTTGAAATAATTGATCGAACACGCCGTCGGTTATCGTCTTTGTGTTGCTGGTTGTTTCGTAAAACTTCATGAATCCGAGTTGATTCACGCCGTCCGTCACTTCAACACATGCCTTCGTAAAACCCATTGTAAGGTCATACGCGATTCTATGGACCGTATAGAGTTCATCCACACCGGCCTGGGCTATCCTCGCGGATATGAAAATAGTCATGAGTCCGGATGCGTACCAGTCCCCCTTTCTCTTACTCTCGTCCGTGATCGAGAATCCAACCTTGCACCACTTCGGCCAATTAGCAAGGTCTGGCTCTTCTCCTTCAACTATAATCCTCACGTCTGAGTCGCATGTGTTGCGAAGGTGCCGTAAAATCGAGCCTAGTATAAACCGCTGCTCTATCACGAAAGGCACCCTCCAATTGATCGTTGCCGTGGTTGATGTCTCATCCTCGTCCGGTTCCCAGTACCCACCGAGTCCGAGAGACAACCCGTCATCAACAAACCCGAGAAGTCCAATAGATTCAGCATATTCGACCACATCACACCCAGTTAATCGTAAGGGCCATTGTAGAGCTCGTCGCCCTGGTTATAGTCAGCTCGTCTTCGTCTGCGTCATAACTCCAATCCGTGAAGGGTGAGCCGTCGTCCGTTATACTGGTCGGCTCCGTATCGATCCCCGTAAGGACTATTTCTACCTCGCCGGCGGTTGCCGTGTTGTAGTTGACATACATGGTGCTTCCAGTAGGGGCCATCCCAGCAGAAGCTGTGTCCCACTCGAACCCGATTAGATTGTAGGTGTAGTCAACGTCTATCGTATTCGTGGCAACGTCCGCGTTTATGATGACCTTGCAAAGCACTTCATCAAGTGACTTAGTGATTGTCACCCAGTGCCACTTACCGTTACGGTCTGCGGTGAAGTCGATATCGTTCCGCTCGAAAGCGTCGGTATCGAAGTTTTCTATATAATCGAGAGCGTCTGATGCGGCCACGATATCCCACGCATGGCCTCCGGTAGACACCACTTCGACGTGGCTATTGGTCGGGCAAAGGGCCTCGACGCACGCCTTCAACTGGGCATATTCGTTCTGTTGGTTGTCGTGAACCTCGTCATCGTCAAGAGCATAGGCGATATAAATCCCAGTACCGCACGCGCAGTTCCTTATCAGGCTACCGTCCGCATTGTAAATCCCGTTCTGGATTTTCAGCGGCCTTAGTTGCTCATACCGATAATTCATGTTCGGAAGCGACGTGAGATTCGTGATTAGGTGCTGGTTATAGCCGCCCCCGTAGTGCCGGACCATGAAGAACGAAGCGCCTGCATCACCGCTCTGCCAGCCATAGGCCATGTCGCTGGATACCGGGGCGATAGCGATAACTCCGGCAATAGTCCGGTATGTCCCACCAATCGCAATATTTCTGCACGCATACGACAGGGCTGCCGCGGCTCCCATGGAGAAACCTGCCATGTAAACCCTCGACGCATCATAGGCTATTCCCTGTGCAAACAGATAGGGGAACAAGAGGCTCGTGTGCCTCTGCGCTTCCATACACGCAAAATGCGACTGGTCATACGCCGTCATCGCAACGAAGATCCAACCCTTATCCATGCACGCCTGAAAGAAGTCTGAATCCTGCTCGATTTCAGAGTAGCTTCGCGAGTATGAATGCCAGCAAATGAGAACGGGGGGCGGTGATCCTGGATCATACCCAGGCGGTAGCTGGTAAACAAACGTTTCGGCAACGCCTGTTCCGGTCTGCTTGCCGGTCAAAGAAACCGTAGTTGGGCTATATGCTGTCATGAGGGCAAATCCAAAGTAGAACCCCAGTGCGCGAGTTCTCCACTTTCGTATGTGTAAACCTTCGTGAGAGTTCCGACCAGTCCCGTTGAGCCATCATGCGCCGCATAGTTCGTGTCCGAGTCGTAGTAGTCGATTACCATTTGCGTAACCTTGCCGGATACGGAGTCCCTCGTTATTTTCCTGCACCAAGCGAACTGCTGGCATAGCCCGAGCATGGCTTTAATCGAGGGGTCACTCGCAAGATTCCCGAGGGCCGCTGTCTTGATCTTGTAACTTGACCCTGAAATCAGCTCAACCATTGAATACCAGATGTTGTTCCACGCAGACACCTCCCCGAGAACCTTGGTCATGGCCCCCTTGTTGAACTCATAGTGATCCCCGGCATCCGTGATTAAGTAGGCGAGTTTGTCTATAACAATTTTCATTGCAGCAACGTCGGTTTCGAGAGTCATTCATGAGCTCCTATTTCCATTGTTCCCCGTTCGCGTCCCACCCGATGCACCAGATGCACCCGTCTATTACATAATCTTTCGCCACCTCAATGTTTGTTGCAATCCCATCGAAATAAAGGTCGAATCCGGTTGTAGTGTAGTTAGTGGCCCTGAGTTTCACGCGGCTTATTGTTCCGGTGTATGAGTAGAAATTTAGACTTACATGAAGAATCTGGCTGCACCCATACGTGAGAACATACGTAATATATTCGCTTGCACTGCCCCCGGTAGTAGTGCCGGTCACCTTAAACGGGATCGTCCGCATGGCGCCGCGAACTTCCGTATGCGTTCCATCGTCGTCCCAGTCCTGGCAAATAACGGATCGATCATTGGGATGTTCCATGAACCTTCCTGCCGTAGATCCCCAGGCAAGGTTGACACAATCAACATAGTGGTACATGTCGATTATACCGGGCTCATTCGCTTCGATTCCTACCCTGAAATCGGTTGCCGTTGTGGGCACCGTGAATGTGTGATATATTTCTTGCCACGTTTCCCAGTTCGCAACGTCATAGGCCCTGGAATACTTGAAGTTCGTCCCATCATAAAAATAGAGATACGTTTCTCCCGGCGTGCCTGAACCAGTCGAAGACTTCAGGTACAACATGGCAGACATGGTAAACGTCTTCCCCATCGCCTGCGTTATGTCAACCTGGTTCCTAACACTTTGCTGTATCTGGCTCGCCCCACCGTCTGTTGACGTCTTTGTAATCTTCAAACAATGCTCGCCAAAGTAAACCGTTCCTGACTCTCTGGCGTAAACCCCGTAAGCATTGACTCCCCAAGCGTCCGGCCTGCCCGTTGTGCCCTGGGACCAGCTCTCAAATGCCCCGTTCCTGACAAGGTTTGCCTGACCCGTGAATGCAAGTTGCCTCCCCGTGTAGTTCTTGTCTATCCCTCCAGCAAATGAGAAGTCCCTGGCGGGAGAGGAAATCGTAGGCTTTGATATTCTCGGGCTCATGGATTAGCTGGCTCCCCATACGCTGAGATAATCGTACCAGCCGAACCCGATGGCTATGCCGCGCACCTGAATCGTTCCAGCTGCGCCGAAGTTCGTTCCATCTATCGCGCGCAGCTTCAGGTTGAACCCGTTCGAAGCGAGAGTGTGCGCCGTCACAACAACATCTTGCGGAGCAGGCCCACCGGTCCCTGCCGAGTAACACATCGCCAATACCGCCCATGTCGTCCCTGGTCGGTTGTCAGGGGAAGTCTGGTCGTATGTATAAGTTCCGGATTCAACAGTGTTGGTCGATGTACAGGCCCAGGACGTCTTGAATGGAATCACGCGAATCCCACCTTGGCAGTGGGTGTAAGCGCTCGTGTCCTCATACCCCGCCGCAAACATGGCGTAGTCCGTCGCATTCGGAGAATACGGAGTCAGGGCCGCACCCATCTCGATCTGCAGCGCGTCCACGTACGCGTCAGCCGTGGCGCTCGACGGAATGGCGCACTCGATGATTCCCTGGCATCGTGTAGCAGAGGCCGAAAATTGCTTAGATACTGATATCCGCGTGAAATCCGAACCTGTACTCGCGTAGTCTGACATTGTGGTAGAAACACCGTCATTCAGCCCCACGCGCACCATGTTAGCCTCGCTCGTCTTGACGTAGAGAGACACGGTAAACCAGTTGCTTTTCGCAAGCCCCTTGATGATCGGGAAGCACTCACAGTAAAGGTATGATGCGGCACTGTCACCAGTAGCCTTGGATACCTTCGTGCAGTAGTTCCCAAAGAAGTGTTGCGTTGATTCCCTGGCGATAGTTCCATCCCCATCGTCCCAGGAAAACCCATCCGGCGCTACTGACGTTCCTTGTAGCCATGACAGGAAAGCAGAATTCTTGACAAGATTCGTCTTCCCCTTGTCAAGAACATAGTTCAGGTTGTCGGCTGATAGCTGCGTGGTATTATCAACGAAACGAAATGCGTCAGTCATTTTAGGTTGTCCTTCAAATAGGATTTGATATTCTTGTAGTGCCGCTTAATGATGGCCGCTATCCATCCAGGCTTTGCCTGCTTGGATCCTCCAACCTGTGGTTTTTTCCCCTTGCCCCTTCGCCGCACCCCGGTTTCAAGAAAAATCCCGTACTTCACGTTATTTGTGACGTCGGCAATCGGAGTTTCGCCGCTGAAATTGGCTTTGTACCGACAAGATGAAAGCCCCTCCTGTTGCGCCATTCGTACCTTCAGAGGCTTCACTTTCGTAGTAGGAGATGATCTCAGTTGATGATGAGCCCCATACTTATTTGCAAACGGTATCCATCCAGCTCGAAACCGTCCCGTGTCAACAGGAGACTCGTTGATTATGTCTCCAATAATTTCAAGAGACATGGCTTTGACAGCCTTCCCGAGATTAACGTTGAACTTCTTCGCGTACTTCTGCAATGCGCGATTCAACTCGGTAAGATTGGCGCTTATCTGAACAGTTGACATCAACCTGACCTATTCCCGGTTAGAATACACCAATGGACCCATGGGAACCGCGGAAAGAACGCAACGACGTACTTCGTTATCGTGTAATCAAGCGCCGTTACATCCCCGGCCACATATCCCGCGCCGCATTCGATAATTGATCCATCCACAGTGGCCCCGCAGAAGATTAGCTGTTCTTTCCTGTCATCAGCCGGCACTTGCATCCTGTCTCCGACCTTTGGCGCCCTGTCAAGGTCGGTTTTCAATACAAGAAACGCATCCTCGATAATCGCTTCCTCGTTCTCAGCCTCCTTCACTGATGACGGGGTGATCCTGAAGGCGTTCACCGAGTAGGATTCAGCGTCAACCTCCGTGATCTGGCCGGTAAAATCGTCCTTCTGCCTCGTTCCTGCCGACTCATACGAAACGGCAACGCAGATATCCGAATCGTTTATGATGTTGCCGAGATCCGCAGCGAATACCGCGCGCTCCTCGGCTGTCAGCATGTCGAAGGCAGAGTTATTCACTGATCGTCTGGCCCTTCCTCATGTTCTTGATAGCCGTGGCTCCCTTTTTCATCCCGTACCCGGCTGCTCCGAGTACGCCGATACCGAGTGCCGAAGAAATGGCGATCAACATATCCGATGTCGTTTCAACTGCATCCGTGATCTTGTCGATCTTCGCCTCACCCACGGGAACGGGTTTCCCCGCTGAATCGGTGGGAGCTATGAAATCGTTCATTGCCTTGCATCCACCGTAGCATAGGGCAAGGCTAAGAATTGAGATCAGTAAGATCCGTTTCCAGGTCATATTCTGCATCGTCCATCCCCTGAATCTGAGTAATGGTGACATCCTCCAGCGCAACTTCAGTTGCACATGGTTCGGTTTCGGACCGCTGGAAAAAGACCTGCGCCTGTTCCCGGCACTCCTTGGCCGCTTTCGTTCTGTCAACTGTCGCATCCCCCCCGCCTGACCGGATCAGAACGGCAAGCCTCGACGCACTTGAGGCAATCGCCATCATTGCCTTTCCGGCCCACAGGAACACGTCATCCGATGAGAACATGTCGAGTTCGGCGTCATTGAAAACCTGCATACTCGAACTAGTCGTGTTCGTGTCGCCGATGAGCATACGAACCTTGTCGCGGGTTACAATGGTCCCGCCTGTCGACGGGTTGTAAGTAAACGTCATGGTTCACCTATCTGTAAGAACCGCATACATAGGATGCGTTCGTAAGTTTCACATAAAGACCGTTGTGAAACCTGAATTTAGGAGCACAGTACACGCTGTTTACAACGGTTATGCCCTGGTGAACGGTTGTAAACATGGGAGCCGGAATCACCGAAACGTCGTCAATGCTCAGAGCGCAAGCCGCGTTCGCGCTGAACGACAAAAGGCTGTCCGTTGTTCCCATCTTGATCCTCTGAATGTACGTTGCATCGGCAGATACCGAGGACCCAGCCGTTCCACCAAGATAGGCCGTTACGGCGCCTGCGGAATAGGCCGAAACCGTGAATGTGATCTGGTAGAGTTCTCCTGGAGTGCAGGCGGTTGTCTGAGACAGAACGGAAGCGGTTCCCGCTGTTTTGGTGGCAACGCCAGCAGCGATGGCCCAGCCTGTCCCTTTTGTCCACGCGGTATCCGAAGCGAACGCCCCATTGGTAACTGTCTCTGCGATGCTCGTTGCATCGTATATAACCACCGTTGTATTGATCGTCGGTGGAGCCGTTATCTGCATTGTATCGATGTACCCGGAGCCAGTCTTTACAAGGGTGCTGGTTGCGATATGAAACGGTAGGTTTGTGAATTCATCATTCATTTCTAACCCTCATAAAGGGGCGAGGCTATCCCCGCCCCTGAAAGGAGGAGGTCTGAAGGGCTGGTTAGGCCCCTCAGAACACCTCGTTTGAATTATGCCACGCCTTTGTAGAACGTTCTCCAGTCCTTCGGATGTCCACCGAAAGCCAGGGTGCACTTGCTGTACATCTTCCGCGTGAAGAACGTGGCGTCCGATGTAGCCGGCAGGGTTTCGATCTTCGGCTCGGGGCCGATGAAAAATCCCATCTCGACGCACGGGTGAGTCATGGGATCGCAGGCCAGAATCCAGTTGGTACTCGTCAACTCCGGCACCACCACCACCTGTAGACCGTACTTCTTCAGCGAGTTGTAGGCCCCGTCGCGGGTGTAGGCGCTGGTAGACGCGAGACCGGCTGCGATGATGACATCCGACATGGTGAGCCGATTGGCAACACCCTCCTTGCCCGGGGGGACAATGAGGTATCTCGGGGTCATGGGGACAATCTGCGTCCCGCCGCGGTCGGTCTGAATGAGCATGGCTGCGATGCCGGCAGTCAGGTTCTCGAAGGTAAGATCCGTGCTGGTCGCGTAGTTCGCATGGCCCGAGGCGTCGAACAGCGCAGTTGAGTCGCCCATGGTTGCGCCAGTTCCACCGAGAAGTCCGTCGGTCGCGTTCCACATGTAGCTGTTCAGCGTGTGAACCGCTGCCTGCCCGAACGTCCGGAACTGCTCCTGAAGCTTCCCGGTCTCGTCGTTCGCCCACGCCGTCAGTGTCAATCCAAACGCCTTGTCGAAAACGTATGGGGTGTAGGTTTCCTTGGCGTCCGTGGGCTTTGCCAGCGTGGTGGGCTCAAGCTCAAGCCGCTTCTCCAGAAGTCCGAGACCATTGGCGTCCACGATGTACCGAGCTTTGAGGTCGTTCACCGGGACCACCTTGGAAACAGCCTTCCAGGTCGCGGGCACGTCAGCCACGCCATCCATCGCCGCGGCGTGAGCCACATTGAGGATGGCATTCGAGAAATCGGTGGTGCCGAAGGCTTCCACCAAGTACTCTACCGAGTAGTCGCAGTGGCCCTCTGTCCACTGCTCAAGCAGCCTCTGTTTTTCTTCGGGAGAGGCAAGCCCGTTTTCCGTGAAGCGTCTTTCCTTCATCATGGCTTTGCCTCCTTATGCGTGTGTGGTTGCGGTATAGAACTGGGCACAATGAATCGCGATGAGCGCCTCGCCCGCCGATGCGGGGTCGGTTCTTACCACGGTGCCCACGGAAACGTCAGATTGCGCACCAGCGTCGAGGGTCGAGCTGGAAGCAACATACGCGAGGTCGCCCACGTCGGGATCGAACCCGGTAGCGAGTTGCATTTTGAAAATGCCCTGGGTGGACACGTTGATGAGCCCGCCATCCGCCGCAGAGTTTCGGGCGATACCGTAGATTCCGGTCGTGCAGCTATCAGCCGCCGCCACTACGCCATCGGTGCCGAGAACCACCATATGGCCCGCCGTGATCGTTCCAGCAGCCTTGGTTGTGATTGTCCCCCAGCCATCATTGGCGGGCTGGTAGGGTTGAGCTACGATTGCCATTTATATTTTTCCTTCCTGGGCAAGTTGCCCTTTTCAGTCTTTCTTCGTTTCCTCTTTGATGAGGCCGGTTTTCTTCTTCATGGCTTCCGCGAGGGTGATTGTCCCCTCGGTCCGCTTGTTCGTGATTCCCTGGGTCGCCGGGATCTTGACGGGATTCTTGACGAGGGGCTTGCCGATCTGTTTTTCCACGAGGTCCACGTACTGCTTCACCAGAACCTTGGCTGCTTCAGCATCCAGGATCGTGTCTTTGTGGCTTTCCATGATGTCGGACTGCACCTGCTCGCTCAACGCCGATTCGTTCAGAGCCGCCTTGAGCACTTCTCGTGCCTCGGCTATCTTCGCGTCTTTCTCCCGCGCCTCTTTGAGAGTGGCGTTCTCGGCCTTCAGTTCCTTCACGGTTTCGAGAATCTCCTTGAGCTTCGGGTTACTGTTGTCCGTGGGCTCCGTCGAAAGGATTTCCACCAGGTCGGAGCGATGCTCCCGCAACTGGTCAATGGTAAGTTCCTCTATGTCAATTTTCATTTTGGTTTCATCTCCTTCGGTTAGTGAGTTGATAGTGGCAGCACCAACAACCAAGTCGATACTATGCCCCTTTGAGATGTACTCGACATCCTCGAATACGGTTCCGTTTTCCTTCACCCTTCGCGTTTTCCCTTCGACTACGTGACTCGGGGCTACCTGTCGGGGTGTGGTGCGGGCGATGTCGAACACGTCTTGCCGGAACTTCGGGAGGATCTTGATATCGCCTCTCGGCCTTTGGGTCTCCTCGTCGAACCGTGTGTTGATCCATTCGCCCCCTAGATCGCGAACTCTTCTCGTGCCTTTGCGGTCAGAGTCGTGATCAAAGAAGAATGGTTTGCCTTCGTAAACGCCGCGATTTATTGCATCTCGCAGCACTTCAGGCTTGTATCTGCGACCGTTCTTCGAAGTCAGGCCGCACATAACAACGTTTTTCAGCATCCCGCCTTCCTCGTCGATGACGACACGTTCACTATCAACAGCGCATGTGCCTTCGAATATGTCATCGATCATCCCTTCCGTTATCAGGGATCCTATTGGATTGCCGTCTGCCGCTTCCTTAAGGTGGGACGGGATCTTGTCAGGCGCCACTCCAAGGGATCGGTATAGGCTTCGAAGCCTTGACTTCATCCTGGAAATAACGCCACCCGGAAGCTGTACCTTCTGCCCTCGGAATCCGCTAGGCCCTACGGCCTGGGCAGCCTTCGAGACCATGTTGATCGTGACCTTCATCGCACCACCTACGTATTCCTTCACGCGTAGCTTCCACGTCGTCGGCTTACTCGAATCGGGAACGTAAAGAAATGCACTCGAAGGATAGTCCCTTCCATCCGCACCTTTTTTCGTTGCCATTTACTCGTTCTCCATATAGGTCACTGGGCCAAGGCTTTCGCTTTTGCCTTCGCCTTTTTATAGGCTTTCGCCGCTTGTTTCTTCTTGAACTCGGCGTATTTCTTTTGAATCTCCGGATCCTTCTTCCACTCCTCCCAAGTCAGCGTATCAGGGACCGCCCCATCCATAGACGCACGGTAGCCACCAGACGCCGTGAACGGGCCGAGCCCAAGTTCGTCCCACGATTTCATGACAGGAACATAGGTGCATCTGCAATCAATGTGCGCCGGGAGAGAAGGGCGGTCAGCGTCCTTTTCAAAGAACTGGCCGTCATACCCGCCGCATATAGGGCATGTCCTGACATCCAGCGTGGCGGTGTATTTGTACCCTTTCAGGAGATCCTCGTTTGCCTTGTATGCCTTGTCGTGCATCTCGTTCGTGATCGCCATGATGGACGTTCTCGCCATCTTGAGGGCGCTCTGTCGCGGGATATCCATCGAGAACGTAAGCCGCTTTGCAATCTCCTCCATACTCTCTCCGGCCATGAGCCCAGCAAGGTACTGCTTCCCCATAAGGTCCGTAACCTTTGTCGTTAGCGTGTCCGACCAAGCGTCAAGAGTAGTCTTCAGGAACTTATGAGAAATGATCTCTCCATAGGAACTCAAGGCTGGGTCCGTGTAGGGTAGCCAACTGTCCATCTCTGGACGGTCCGGATCCGGGACCCCCTTCATCTCGTGGGCGCTTTCCTGCACCGCCGGCCTTACATCGTGCCCCATGATGGCCGCACGCACCGCGGCCCTTGTTTGCCGTTCGGCATCCATGCACTCATAGGATATCGAACGAAGAACTGTGGAAGAGAACCGTTGGATAATCGGCGCAAGGCTTTGGTCTGTGTAGGACCTGGCGGCCATCTTGACGTTCGCAGCACTCCGGCGAAACCCGAGAGGCGAGTAGTTCAGGGAAACGAGGAGCTCATTTTCGGCTCTTTGCGCCGCGTCCCCAATGGCTTTAACAGCGTCCTTCTCATTGGATCGCATGATCTTAAAGCGTGCCCAGATGAGGGCGCGATAGATTTGAGTAGACCAGTTACGGGTTGCCATCTGTTACCCCCGGCTTTGGCCCCTGTGGCATCTTCCAGCGTTCAGCGTCCTTATCGGCCTCAGAATCTATCCGCTTCTGAGTCTCTTCCCAGTCCTTGCCAAGCACGTCCTCACACATATCCTGAGCGCTCGCAGCGCCGGCCTGGATCGCCATGACGTAGACCTTGCCGAGTTTTTCCTTGTCGCGCTCAATGACGGCTGGCCATGTGAACTCCACGTCCACATCCGGTTCGTTGATCGCCAATCCAATGATGCGCTGGAAATCGAACTCGAACACGGCCCGGTTAGCCATTATCCACTTCGTTGTCGGGGAGTCCGCAGAAAGAGACGATGCAAGGCTGTTCTCCCGGTAGTCCTGAGTCACCAGGAAGTAAGGGAGGTTTGCAGTCATCGCAATCGACTTAGCGAATATTTCCCATCCCTCAAGGGCTCCTCCAAGCCCCTGGTAAGCAGGCGGATAGTGCATCCCGAATCCCTTGTTCTGCACAAGCATTCTTCCGGGTTGAGGTAGATATTCGACCCGGTTCGCCTCGGCTGCTACTGCCGCTGAGCCGCCGGCTACCTCACGTACAACGGGAAACCTGGCCCTGATGTGTCCGAGGTAGTATAGGTCCTCCTCCCACTTGTACAGGTACGCCAAGGGCCGCAGAGCGCCGGTCAGGAGGGGGACGCCGCGGAGCTCGTTACCAATGGGATCAAGCAAGTGGTGAACGGTATCATCTGCCTTCAAATCCTCAGATTGGTCGAGCCTCTTGTATGCCGTCACTATCGCCGGGTCGCCGTCCTCCGTCACAACTTCGGAGATTTGATAAGGCTCAAGGTTCCGCACCCTGGCGCCGCGGCCACCCTCCTGGGGATAGACCGTGGTGAAGTAGTCACCGAATAGGTACGTGGCGGCCTCGATGGCCCTCCACTGGATAGGAAAGCGGTTCCCATCGGAACGCTTGGTCCTGTCCCACTCCTTCTCATCAGCCGGAGAATTGAACTTCAGGGCGGGAACGCCGGTTAGCATGACAAGATTCGTGATGACGTTTCGAACCGGGCCGCGGAAACGGTAGGCGTACTGGAAGAACCTCCAGATGCCGTCGAGGTCTATGTGCAGGGGAGTCTGCTCTTTGACGGCCACCCAGTCCTTTGACCTGGCAAGCACATCCTTTGGCGTCCATTCCTCTTCCAGCCTGTCAAGCATCATCAGTGCCGGAGTCGTGGGGTTGTCCCCAGAGATTATGAGATGATTATCATAATGCCCGGCCAGTACTCGTTCTGAGAACATGCGCGCACCCCGATACCCTGGGTTTTTGGAGAGTAGCAAAAACTGAGTCGCCGAACTCAATTTTTGCCATGTTGCATTATGCAATCATATGGCGGTGCATTATGCAAACCTATTTTTTTTAATTAATTTGTCCGAGGTTGTCCGTGGTTGGGTGCAACTTGCAATCTTTTTTTTTATTTTCTATGTGTGAAGGCAATAAACTTGAAGAAGGCGTAGAAGAACATGGCCAACCCAGTACTTGCAGCGAGGGAGAGTCCTATATCCCTTGGCAACAGCAGTAGAACCCACATCCACAATAGACCTATTACCGCAGCGATTATTGACTTAGCGTCTCTTGATATTTCACCACCCATCGTTGTCGTCTCCTTCCGGCCATCCTTCTGTGTTTCGATGGAGCTCTCCATCAGGCACTGGTGGGATGTTTTTTGCCACCCAGCACGCCATTGCCACGGCAAGAACAAGGTCATCGTGTACCCCCTCACGCCAAGCCTCATAGGAATCATGGCCTGTTTTCGTATTGATTTTCACCTTAAAGTCAAGCAACTCACGAACTAACGTCGGGCCGTCTGTGAGACCATCGGCAATCTTTAGCTTCCCTTCCTGGAAAAACACCTGCAGGTTAATTGCGAGGTCCCTCTTTGGAATCCGATATTCGAGCCCGTCGGTCGACACGTTCTCCCCGCCGTGGATCTTGATTGCGTAGGGATACAACCCACGCTGGTGGAACATGTCCACGACCGGCTGTCCCACGCCTGTAGCGTCAACCACCAGGACGGGACCCTCTCCTACCTCCGGCCTTCCAAGGGTAAGGACGATGTTCGACACGATGTCAGGGTATGGAGTCCCGAGTGGGTACCGTTTCAGATGGCGCAGATGACACTTGTCGAAAGCCGGCTGCTCAACGATTGCCAGGGCCGTGTAGTCCTGAGACTGCCCCAGGTCGAGCCCAAAGTAGAACTTGGTCATGGTATCGAATCCTCAAACAATGGCTTCACCTCGGGCGAAATTGCGCTCTGAACGGCTTCGTAGGAAAACACACAGTCCAATGTCTGAACGAACTCGCACATATACTCTTGTTTGAACCACCATTCCCCAAGGGTAGCCCGCTCCTTGGCAAGAAACTCCTCTGATATTCGAGGGCAATCCCTGGCAGTCACCTTGAATCGGAGCCATGATTTACCTCCATCTGTCCATTCCTTGTGAAACCAGCCACGCTTCCCGAACGGTGTGGTGAGCGCCACCATGGACCCCCCTGACACGGCCAGCATGGGACGCACTGAGTAGTAGAGCTCATCCGGGACGCGGGATGCCTCGTCTACCAGCAGGAGGGACACCCCAGAAAAGCCTCGCACGGTCTCTTCCTTCCCGGGCAGAGAAACAATCCTGGATCCGTTCGGCAACTCAAGCTGAAGCGCCGATTCCCGGACGGGCTCGATCCCAGCTTCCCTACAGAACCACAGCACCTTTCGGAACAACTCCCCGCTCTGGCGCAGGGATGGGCTCAGGAGAAGGACCAAGCTGCCGCCATAATACTTGGCCCGATGCACGGCCTTGACCGCTGAGGTAGTGGATTTGCCGCTCTGCCGGCTGCACAGGAGGAGGGTATCCTTATCAGCTCTGAGATAATCTGCCTGCCACGGATCCGGCTCCATCTTGCAGGCGTCCATGAAGGTCGCCGGATCAATCGCCCTCAGTAAGTCGTTTTGTTGTTCCGAGCCGTCCATTCAGCTTTGCCACCATCGCCTTCTTTACTTCGGGGTGTTTGTCGAGAATCTCAAGCCATACGGCACGTTCAGATTCCCACTGTTTGCTGTCGGTCCCGAGGGGGGCTCCGTCTTTGCCGGTGAGTTCGATCTTCTGACCTCGGAGCTTCGCAGTGTGGGCAAGAATCGAATGCGCCGCCATTTGCCGGACGTACTCGGATCGGGCATGGTCCATCAAGTAGAACTGTGATTTCAACGCCGCGGATTCAACCTCGTCGAGCCGATGAACGCGCGCAGCCTCGTATTCCTTGCGCCACAGGTCTTTGTGAATCTGAGTCAGTTGAACGGTTGCAGTATTCTCATTTTTGTATTGGTATTTTTTGGCTACTTGACGCCACGTCCAACCTTGGACCCTTAGACTGGCGACTTCTTTAATGCGCTCTTTAGTTCCTTTCGTGGGTTCGCTCATGATTGCCCATTCCTTTGTGTTTAAAACGCGCCTGTCTCGGTCTGGGGGTCTAAGTCACTTTTGATTGTCTTGCATCTTTCCGCGACTGCACATAGATTTATTCTAAATGTGCCTTTATATTTTCCTTTCTTGTATAGTTGAATAAGCATTGGAAAACTATCATAATCTCCCGTTGACTCAAGATACTTTTGCCCAATATCATTTGCTATGTAAATAGGTTTAGCTGCCTGTGTGTCTATATATTCCGCATCTGCAGGATACTTATCGCCCATACTGACGAATACACACTCAATTTCTTTTTTCATCTCACTGCCTTCAAAGAATCCCCCCGCCCCCATGGTAAACACTGATTAAAAGCCTAAGTTGGGCAGGACGCCCTTGGCGGGTTGTAAGATTCGGGGGCGAGGGGGTCATGGTTTCTTACCTTTTATATTGAATATATAGTCAATAAAACTATCGCAATATTCCTTTGCTGTTCTTCCATTTCCATCTTTCCATCCATCGCGCCATAAGTATTTCCATACTTTGCATTGATCCACCATGATATCAGAGTTAACATCGGTGTTATGGATACATATGAGAACTAAACATTCTCTATTTACACTTTTATTGATGACATTGCATACACGCTCAAAAAACAATCTCTGCCCGTCATGGAATGGTGCATTAACTTTTTTTAGTTCAAGAAACACAAAACATCTGTCTCTTAATTCAAATGCTCCATCAATATCTGTCGGAGTAACCTTGCCATATCTGAAATGAGAATAATCTTTTACTTGCAATGATCTTTCTCTGAATTCTATTTGTCCGCGTTCAGCCATTAATCAAAACCTTTCCGAATTCTCCGAATGCCTTTATAAATTTTTTGTATTTTTTCCCTATATATATTATTGCTTGCCCTTGCAACGGTGCACCTTGATTTCCATCAGGATCGAGAAATTTAACTCTCCCTTTTATAAAACATATAGAACTTGAATATTCTATCAATTCTTGAAACCATACCGTCTCGGTTGCATTATTTACCAATATACAGGCCTCGTCTACCTCACAATTCACTACTTTTTCTATTAACGCAGAACAAAACTCAGAACAAAGGGGTTGAGCATAAGGTGGATTCATCCATACACGCTTTCCCCATTTCTTTGAACGCCCATCGTCATCTTTTGTACAATATACCTTGGCTTCAACTATTTTATTGGCCTTTTTACTACTAGCCGGATCAAAGTCTATTGCTCCCATAACGTCTTTGGCAGCCTTGATATATTCAGGCGGGGTATACCATTCGTTTTCACCTGAATTATTTGATACATGTGGCATGGTTTTTGTTTTAGCTGGGTCATTTGGCCCGCCTATTTCAAAGCCCATGCCAATCCATTTATTCGCCGTCCTTTTATTTATTCCTATTTCTTGGCAATACCCGCCCCATGTTTTTTCTCTCCATCTATTTCCATTTACGGATAATATCTCTCTTGCCGCCCATAACTCATTAACTATCTCTATCGTTTTTACTTTCCAATCCGATACAGATAATTTCATTTTTTTTACAGAAGCTTCATAATTCCAATTACTCGGTATTTTGGGAATATTATCGCATACTGCTAATTCTGTTTTCATTTATTTTTCATCTCCTTCCGTCTCGGCTCTCGTTCCGTTGACGCGATCCGCGGCCAGTCGGCGTAGGTGCTTCTCCTCCCTGTCGATAATATCCTGGATCAGCATCAGCACTCGCGGGGGGCACTCCATCCCGGCCTCTCGGAGCACTTCACGGATCTTGTCGATGTAGGTCATTTCCCAATCATCCTTAAAACGGTGCTTTCAAAGTGCCCATATGCCGCAAGGGCAATCGGAAACAGGATGCTTGCCTCTGCGCTCAAGTCTTTCTCCTGTATTCCTTCTACCCGGATCTTATTCGTGGCCCCATCTTGGATAATCACGTCAACGTATCGGTTGGCCCATCCTGGCCCGTCGGCTGCGCGTGGGATCACTCCGATGTAGAATTCATGCTCTTTCAGCTCGAACGGCTTCTTTTTCATCCCTCCTCCTTCCCGCACACCTCGCGCCATGCCGCGTCAACGGCTTCGTCGGGGGTGTCACCAGTCCATTCATGGTATGTGTTTGTTACATTTTTTATTTTCACAGGTCTCCAAAATTCAATCCACGCGCAATAGGATTTGTCTGAAAATTCGTTTGCCTTCCCCACGCCTACATTCTCTACGTTTTCAAGCCTGTCCATCGCCTCCAGCTTCTCCACCATCGTGGGCGGGCGGTTCTGCCATTCATCTATGAATGCGGAGAAGCCGCATTCTCTGCATTTTATTCTTATGTTTCCTTTGCAAGGGATATTTTTTGATAGTACATATCCTTCTTCACCGCAATAGCACGCCTTAATCTCCATGGGTCGCTACTTTCCTTGGTGGATCACAGATTTTTAGAAGACGATTAAGCGAATTAGTTATTTTATCCATGCGTTTGATATTGCATTCAACACACCAGTATGGGCTCCACCATGTCCCTGCTGGATTCTGACACCCTTTTTCTGCGCACTCTTCGCCAGTCCTATACTTTTCTCCGTTAAACGGATCGTTCTTGTCCATGTACCGATGGGTATTCATTTCACCTTTCCTTTCACATTAGCCATGTACGCATCCCCGATCTCCCACATGGTCGAGAAGTCATAGTTCGGCTGCTTCGTTCGGTCGATGCACGGATAAACAGGCATTGGGATTTTAGGATCACTGAACGAGTTCATCCAATACCAGTTTGCACCGTTCGCATCGGCCTCAACGAATGGGATCTGATAGTTCACGGGGTTCGAGTTCACTTGGCCGATGGAAATGTAGGGCACCTCTTTGTCCAGAGCATAGAACGTGTTCGCGAATACGCGGGTCGCGATGGCGTCGTGCATATGCGAAAACTGGATCATGCAGCCTCGGGGGGCAATGAAGGTGTTGTGATCAAGCAAGATCATCCCGGGCGGGTAGTGCATGATCTGTCCGCCGAATAGCTGCCCGTCGACGGCGTTGTTGATCTGGATGCACGGGAAATACAGCGGGTTGTTGTCATGCCACTGGTCCTTCTCCCATTGCGTCGGCCCGGTGATCAGCGTGCATCCGCTTACGTGAATCTTTCCGTTGGGGTGGTGGGTCAGAACCCAGTTTTCGAAGGAGTATCTTCCTTTGGGTCCCTTCGCCATGATGTCCTGTCCTTCTTCAAGGTGAAAATCGGGATCCCAATAACTCGAATCGAACGGGTCGTCGTAGATGACGATTGGTGCTCTTCCGTTTCCGAAGAAGAGGCAGTTTGTGACTTCGACATTCCGGCATCCGATGAGGGATATTCCGCATAGCTGATTAAAGAAGAATCTGCATCCATTGATTTTCACTCCTCTAAATCGTCCGTTGAATTGGAGCCCGTGTCTTCCTCCGGTGAGAGCAAATATACAATCTTCGAAATCAATTCCGGTGATAGGCGGATATATGGGGTTCCAGGATCCCCCAGAAACATATGCTCCATGGGTACAGTTTCCCGAATAGATACATTCTCTGAACCGGCATCTGATAAAGTGAAGGTTACTGATTTTTGACCCACCCACAAATAACCCTCTAGTTTCAGCATACCACACCTCGCAATCCTCAAGAGTAATGTTTTTCACCTGGTTCGTCTCGGGGTAGGAGTCGTTCAAATTCGCCGTGTTCTCCACCCCGCCTTCGATCTTCCATCCTCGCACGATGATGTTCTCCGAATCCATGATCGACAAGCCGCCCCATATGCGTTCGGGCGGGTTTGCCGGGTCGTACTCCTGGTATGCGCCTTTGAATGCGTACATGATCGACGTGCCGTGCCCGTCCACGATGAGCGGTGAATCCGGCGTGTATCTGTGCTTTGAGAACGACATGCCGGGGAGGATCGTGTCGTGGTAGTCTAGCTGGCCCCCGTTGTTCAGGATCGTAATGAAGGTGCCGGGATCAACCGGGTTGCCTTTGATAACGTCAACGTGCTGGATCTCCCCGGCGAAGCAGAGGGACGATAGCAGGAGGAGGGATAGGGTCTTCATTGGAGTTCCTTTCATGACAAGTTGGTTTGGTCGATCTTTTTTACTAGATCGTTCCATCTCTTCCAATACGGCTTTCCCCAAGACGCGGTTTTGTTTGTTGCATATTTCTCCATGATATCAATCACCTCATCGAGTGTATATTTATCCGACGTCCTGGTAAACAAGCACCGCATGACTTCTTTCACCTGGGCGATGGGAAGATTCACCTTGCCGCCTTCAATGGAGCACACTTCTTTTGCCAATTCGTTCAGGTTCATGATTGCTCCTTTTGTCCAATATGCCATGGGCATTTTCCATAGGCAGTACACGTTTCAGGGTTGCATGGAATCTTATGCCCTGGAACGCAGTCATCTCTCGGTCCGTCGCACGGCATTAGATCATCATTTTCGCAGCCGCACCCAATAAACTCGTTGTACAGCCCGTCGAATCCATTGTTTTTCAGGTATTCAACGGCTATTTCTTTCAGGTTCATGATTGCTCCTTGAGTTGAAGTTGATACGTTCCTGAGTTATCGGGTTGGCTCCACACGACTTCAGTTTCCCAATATGGATAATACCTTCGATTATGATAAGGTTCAATCCATATAGGTTGAATATTTATTGGTTGAATAGCACGTTCTGTAGGAAACAATTCGTCAAGCGCTTGCTTTAATCCCCTTGCTTGGTCGATTGAAAGCGTTATATCTAAATCGCCAATCTTTACCTTGACTTCTGTTATTTGTACTTTTTCACTCACGATTACTCCTTTTCCAATCCTTCCGCGATATCTTCGATAGCGCAGAGCAGATTATAAATTGCGTATTCAAGGGGTACCCGGCCTTCGGGACATGCGCCCCTGTCTATTGCGTCCTTTCCAACCTTGCAGCTAAGGCGCGCACGGTAGTATGGGATCTTTCTCTTCGGCGGTAAGTTCCCCATCAAATCACCCCCACCCATCCCTGTCCAAAGTACTGCATCCCGTTCCCGATGAAATTCTCCCACGGCGTGAGATCATGGTGAATCCCGAAGATGGCGAAGTCGCCGAGAAAATGAAGTTGCCACTGATGAACCCGCTCCGTGATGAGACCGCGAAGTTTGATCAGGTTCGTCTCTTCGCCCAAGGAAGAATCGTAGTGCCAAATGAAAACCGAGCACGATTCCCATAGCCCGAACACGAGCAGGTCGTTTTCCATCCGCATGAAAAGATCAAATTCGCTCGCGTCGTAGGGGAACGCTTCATCGAGGGCGACCTTGTGGAGGATGGCAGATATTTCGAGGTAGAACGCAAGGTAGAGCGTAGGGTCCGGGTAGGAGAAGGCGTCGGCGACCATCGCCCCGAGGTCCAGGTTCGCGGCGTCAAGAGCAGCCTCGGCAGGCGTGGGGACGATTGAATTCTCGATCTGGAACAATTCGGAGTCGATGGCGTATTCCTCGTACCACGCAAAACCGAAGTCATATTGAGCCTGCGCGTACTCGGCCACGGTTGGGTTGTTCACAGCCCCGCTGCCACTGCCCGGAGGGACGGGGGGATCAATGCCGCGGGTTGCCTGGATATCAACGGCCCACGCTCCGGCGGCGAGAAAAAGAACGGCGAGAATGGTAAGGTACTTCATGATTTCTCCTTTTCGTCCTCTATCGGGGTTGAAAATAACACTTCCTGGACTAACCGTTTCGCGGCTATTTCACAATACTTTTCTTCTATCTCGATCCCGATGGCCTTGCGGCCCAGGTCCTTCGCGGCTCTGAGCGTGGTGCCGCTGCCCATGAAGGGGTCGAGGCACCCTCTATCAAATACACATGCCTCTATAATAGGAATTACTAATTTTAAAGGAAATGTGCATGGATGATCGTTCTTGTCCATAGATGGTGTAATATCCCAAACGCTCATCAATTTATTTACTTTATCATTCCATTTTTCTGGTCTACCATAACATAACCAGTATTCGTGAGAAGGCGAAAATCTTCTGCAATTCAAAGCCATTGATCCTCTACGATTCCATACAACATCAGCATATAAATTAAAAAAACCATATATTTCTACCGGGTGTATTGCATATCCATCTCTATATCTCGTTTTATGATTTATCCAAACGCACGACGATTTTTTTAAAAATTCCTCTAAACATTTTCTTTGCCACCCCTGATATTCTGATTCTTTTCTGTTATCATAATAATTACCCTGCTTTTCCATCCATTTATTCACACCTGATTTTCTTTCTGCATGTATTCCTGATGGTTTAGCTTTAGGATTAAGGGTGTTATATGGAGGACTTGTTATTACAGCATCTACTTTATCCAATCCCGAAATGACGTCTAAGCAGTCACCATGATATATCGTTATTCCGTTGTGGTCGTAGTACGGCTTCATGACTCCTCATCCAGCATCAGCGCGCCCTTGATCTCTTCCAGCTCGATCTCGTCGCCCGCTTTCGTAGGTGGGACGACCGACTCATCGCAGTTGTCCTTCCGGTGCCGGTTGGCCCACGGCACCCGGTTCTTCCCCTTGCCGGTCTGAGCCGCCATCATGGCGATGTGCATCGAGTCCTCGGAGTCTATGACCTCGGACACGCACACCCAACCGTCGGCGCGCTTATCGACGAAACACCTCCTGCCTGCGGCCTGGTTCAAACTGTCGGCCATAGCGCGGCACCAGTCCGCGTTGTGCATCTTGCCGCGGCTGTGCCCGGTCAGGGTAGTCGTTGTCATCAGGTCGGGCTGTAGCCAGTCCGTTATTCTGGCGATGGGAAGCGTGGCATATTCCTGGGTCGGTGTTGTGGCCATCCTGTCTCCTCCACTTCTATTGTGATCGTTACGCAAACGTGTTTTGTTCGTTTCATTCTTATGGACTTCATAAACGACGGGTATGAGAAATGGATACTGCTTTTAATTATATTAGCGATTGTATCTATCGGTTCATTATCGAATGCATATCCAACAAACGTTTTCTTCGCTGTCGCCTTGTCTCTCATCATATCTCCCTTCCATGTACCTTTTCGTGACATCCCTTGCACAGCGTAACCAACTTATCCGGAGAAGGCAGAATGCACTCATAGATCGAATCAACCGCCTTGTCCCAATACTGCGTGCCTTCCGTGTGATGGACATGAACCATTACTTCCTTGCCCTTGGCTCTGCTTTGCTTTCTTCCGCATCTCTGGCATGTATAATCATCCCTCTTCAGGGCCGCCTGTCGTTCTCTGGATCGCAGCCATATTTTCCGTATGGCGTGCTTGATGATTGATCTTGGGGTGTATGGTAGGCGCTTGCCCATCAAAACGGCGCTCCTTCCTCGACGGTTTCGAGCATGTTAGGGGCAATCGAATCCATGCGCTTGAAACACTTCTCAAAGTTGCCCTTTTCGATCTTGAATCCTTTCGCCTTGATCCGCTCCCGTGCCTCAAACGATTCCATGTGCCGCCTGTCGATCCACGTTTCGAAGTCCTCATGGCAACGCTTACCCTGGGCGTTCTCGAAGTGCGCCAGGGTATATGCACCGCTCTTTACTACGTCAGCAAGGATCGGAAGTCCCGGCGGTGTATTAGAGCATCCGCACCCGTAAGCAAGGGCCGCTCCGCTTGCGTGGTCCCGTCTGAGGAACACGAACCCAGGCGTTTCCTTGCAGCATCGGGCGCAGGGCGTGTAGGGCTTCACGGGATCGCCTGGCTTATGACTCCCCTTGCGGATGGATATCAAGGCATCTCTGATATCGGATTGTGTAGGCAGCCACCTTGTGCCGGCGTTCAGGATACTTGATAAGGCCCTGTCCATCTCCTCCTTTGTTGGGTGTATCGCGTCGTACACGTCACGGAGAAGGCGGTTCTTCTGGCGCTGGCTGTACGTCCCGCGGCCCTCTTCGAGTTCTGATAGCGCGCTTATGAATTGGGCTTCGTTCATGACTCCTCCTTCTCTGCCGCGTCGATTCCGAATTCAATAACAGTTTTTAACAAACACTTATCACAGTAAAGTTTACCATTTTTCATATTGCATTCTCTGCCGCATGAGTCACAGGTGAACCCGTGCTCTTTTCGGTCCTGCTTTATAGCTATCCTTATCATCGTTTCTAACATACCCGCTGTTAGTGTAACGTGCTCATCTATCCACCAAGAATAATTAAAATATTCTCTCACAAATTTCTTAACGTCCATCATTCCTTCCTTTCCTTCTCCGCCCGCTCTCGGGCTCGTTGTTCCAAGACCTTTTGGTTTATCAGCTTTCGCTCTTCTTCCTTTTGCTGGTGGGCGTCCTTCTTTGCCGGCGGCTCGTATTGCCCATCGAGAACCCGGTCTATCGTTGGAGGCTCACCCTTCCCTGGCCGCAGAAGCCATGTCAGGCTCTTCCGATTGCTCCATTTCGAGTCGTCAACAAAAGGGACGAGATCTAGAGCCCGCTTGAACTTCTCAAGGAATTCAGGGTCTGCGTTCATCCTTGATCGGATCGTATCTGCGTAGGTTTGCCACTTGAGGGATTGTCCGGAAACCTTGTTCCAGGATTCCACGCAAAGTATGATTTCTTGTTGATGATTTGAATTTGCTCTCTTCTTCTCCACTCCTTCTCCCCTCCTTCTCTTCTCCCCCTCCCCCTCCATCTCCTCCTCCTCCTCCTGCTCATTTCCCAAATCAGCGTCGCTCTTTTCTCCAATCAGCGACGCTCTTTTGCTTTTAGAGCGGCGCTCTTTCTTCTTTACAGCATCTATATTACTTCCTTCTTTTCCATATTTCTTTATATTAGAAGCAATTGCGCCTTTCCTTGCTATCTCTGATCTAAGTTCAGCTCTCGAAGCATAGGGGTTATGTGAACCCCAATCATGTACAAAAATACCATTTTTTTCATCTAGAAAACCGTTCCCTATTAGCGATGAAATAAAGAGTCCTTTTCTGTCTTCCGGCCAGTCGATAGCGAGTTCTAGATCTTCAGGTGAGTATCTTTTGAGATTTCCCGATGGGTGGTTCATGGCAACCCATATCCAGAATTTGATAAGATAGTAGAAGGCTTCATATCCAAGTTGGCGAATCAATTTCTTTGTTTTGAAATGATCGAGTAGTGTAACAGATATTCGAATATCTTTATTGGACAAACCGCCACTCCTCCGCAGCAAAAAGAGGGGCTTTGTGACGGCTATGGCGTATCTTCGCAGTATTCCCTTACTCTACACAGGATCATAGCTCTCGCTCATCTGCTTACCATCAAGGAACTTACTTGCCGCATTCTTTCTCACGTGGAAGTGCACTGTTCCAAGGCTCGCCGGATGGCAAATCCTGCCGCCACAAAGCCCGCATTGTCAAATAATTGGGCAGTTTCGCCATGAGGACATGCCCAGGTCCGACTTAACCTTTAGGGTTTCAAATTTGACGCTGATGAATGTCGGGTTTCTCGGCAGGCCCAGGCGGATCCATTGCCTCAAACTTGGGAGGCTCCATCACCCTTTTTCCAGCCAAGACGCTAAGGCGATTGATATCGAACCATCTGGAATTTTGGAGCTCCTTATTTGGTCCAATAACAGGCGTCACAAGAGCCATGAGACATCCGTATAGGTCAAATGAAACCGACGTGACGATCCCTTCTTGCCGGGTTACCTTGTCCCTTACTTTCCTGCCGAGAAGACCCATCGTTGCCTTGATCATAAAATCCTCCTTTCTATTTTATTAAACCTGGTCCTGAGCTGACCCGCCGAGACACATCAAACAAAATGCACGTATAGCCTTCAGGGGAGCTTTGGGGGGTTCGTCTGCCATGTTCAACCTCGTAAAATACCACCCTGAGCGGCCCCGGTTTTGGGACAACGAAGACTGGGAAGGACCGGGAACCGCCCAGGTGGTTTTAACGTCTCATTGGATTCTTCGTGTCCATACTCTTATCATCGACCGCCGGGACGAAAAAGTAAAGGAGAAAATGGATTATTTCACCGCTCCACACCAAGCCGCTATGATAATGAACCACAACGTCAGCGCCACCAGCGACCACCAGATAGGGGATAACTTCGGCGTGCAGGGCTCGACCTCATCGGGCCGGTAACTCGGTTTCAGGTCCTTCATGATGCCTCCTTCGTTTAACACGTCCTTTCTGGGTCAACGTAAACATATCTTTGCTTATGATAACAGTCCGGGAATGTCCTGGCCTTCTGATTCCAGGGTGGGCGCTGATCTATGGACACTTCTTTTTTCTTGACAAGTTTTGCACTTTTAAGACTCCAACATTCGTTTGATCCACCCAGCCCGTAGTTGTAAGGATCGCAGTAACAGCCAACACAGTGTTTCTTATTCATGATCCCTCCTTCTCCGCTGCTTCGAGGGCCGATAGAATTGCAGCCCAAAGACTGCTCCTCCATCCGGTACTTCCTATGCCGTCAGCAATAAGATAGCAAGAAATAGGGAACTCTCCTTCGTTTTCCTGCCATTTGAGCATTCCGTTTTTTGTTTTTACTGCCAGCCGTTTGAGCCGCTCCACCACGTCGCCGCGCTCCTCTCGGTCCTTGGCGATGGCATTCAATACAAGATTTTCGAACGCCTCTTTTTTTGTGAATCCATGGTCCATGAGAGTGAAATATTTTGTAGTCATCCACTTGCTCACGATTTTCTCGATAACTTTCTTGTCCATCATGCCTCCTAAAATCCCCCGCCCAGCGGCCCGGGAGTGCCGGGCGACACACCCAGCGTTTCTTAAAAAACCTATCGGTCCTCGTGCTTCATGCTTTCTTGCCCGAGCCGCCGGGGGAGGGAAATCTATGTCAAAGAGAGCTTGTTTTCAAATCACCCCAAAGTGTCGAAGGCACCAGAAAACCAGATAAATCAACCCACCCCAAAAGACAATATTTCCAAGAATTGTGATAACCACCAATTTCAGCATAGACCGTTGCATGGAATGGTGGATGCCTTTGAAATCATCATCTGAACTCATATCTTCTCCTTTCGGTTAGTTTTCAACGCCCCGGCTGTCCGGGGCTCCCGCCATCTCTGGGAAGTTATATTTCCTCGTGCTGCGCTTCCTTCGTTCTGTAAAGCGCGTCATCGTCAATGCTCGCCTGTCCGATGCAAACCGGAATATATGGGCAGTTCCCGTAAAAACTCACGCATGAGTTGCAGTTACGCGGGAACCGTCCGTCCTTATTGCACGAGTGGAACATCTCTACTTGTTGCCAAAGATCAAGCCGGGCCTCGTTCATGTCGTCATCGGTCTTCGTGTACTCTCTCCACTGGTAGTATTTTGACGGCTCTTCCAGGATGTCTGATTCGATGCGGTTCTGATAGGCGTCCTCTGTTGTGATCCCTCGCTCCTTGGCTTCCTTCTCGTCTTTACCACACATCTTGATAGTGGGTCTTCTCACAACATCATAGATGAACCCGCGGGCTCCATATGAAAGGCAATAGTTGTTCATCTGCCCATCAATCTGTAAAATCTGCCAGTAGGTTCCGAACCCGAAGATTTCCTTCGTGGTCGTCTTGTGGTCGCATATCCAAATTTCTCCGGTGTCCTTGTGCTGCAGGAGAACGTCGGCTTTTCCTTGGAGTCGATACCCGTAGAAGCTCTGCCCGCCCTTTGGGTTCCGGATCTTCGTTTCGAAGGTCGTTTCGATCCCAAGAATATTGTATTTGTCCTTCGGTGCATCATAGAATTTCAAGATGGCCGATATCTTTGCCGCGTCCTCCGGCTTGATTTCATTTTCTGTCGCCATCTTTTTAAGAAGCTCTACCGATGCTTCCATCCCGTTCTGCCACCATGCCTCCATTGCCTTGTGAAAGAGGCTACCGAAGGAAATGGCATCCGATACTGAGACAGGCGCCCGTTGAAGCTCGAAGGCATAGTAGTACCTTCGCGGGCAGTCTCGAAATGTCGAAAGGCTCGATGATGTCAAATATTTGATTGCCATGATATCTCCTGATGGCCGGCCCTGGTTGCACAGGGCGCGGCCCGTTGAATTTAGAACGGGGGTTCTTCACCGAGTTCGTTAATGGGTTTCAATGTTCCTTGGGTTTTCTCTTTCTTTTGCTCATTCTGAATTTTGTGGAGCAACCCGTCGAACTTGGTCAGTGCCTTCGCCACGTCGTCATTCCCGCCGGGCTCCCATCCCTCGGGATAGACCCATCCGACCTTGGCGCGCATCGTCCCCTGGTATTCCTCCTGGCTCACCTTGATGACGCACTTGTTCCCAACCATGTTGTCACCATTGAGGTCGGACATCGAGGCTCCGGTGTATCCCATCGCGATGATCTTTTTCATCGAGTGCTCGATGGCACGGTCGGAAAGATAGAAAAACCCAGTCACATGTCCTTGCGTCGTCTGGAATTTCACGGCCAGATATGGCGTTGGTGTATTCTGTCCCTCGTCTACATAATGAGACAGGATGGTTGCTTCGTAGGTTCCTACTGGATGTATTGTGTCACTCATGATTTCACCTCTTCGGTTTCGGGTTTCTGGTTCTCCACCTGGATCTGGCGCAGGCGGTTCAAAACTTGCCTCATTTTCGTCAACGGCGCGTCCTCGATCTTCTGGACGCCGAGCCACGCCATTGTCTTGTTCTGGGTGGGTTCGTCAAGCAGGTGCCAAAGTTCCTGTACTTCTTCCAGGGTTGCAGAGCCTTTGCCCAGGGCACCCTCAAGGGCTTCCCAGGACAAGTCCATCTCTTCGGGGAGCTCGTAGCCTACGCGGCATTTAGCGTCCTCTGCGGCGCTTCCTCGGCAGTAGAGCCGGCGGGTAGAGGTTCCCATTGCCCGTCCCTTCAAATCTCCCCTTTCCTTGATGATAGAATACTCGTAGTCAGCCCGTAAAACTATATCTGACCAAGCGAATACTTTTCCCCACACGGTTTTATCAACATCGGGAGCAAACTTCTGATAAGTTCCATCTATTGGATGTTGGACGTTTTGTAGACCAGTATGAGCAAGCAATAAAATAGTCATGCCCCTTGCCCGGCAATCGTCGAGCAGGATAAGCAACTCGCGCATCCGCTCCGCTGTGGCTTTCCATCCCTGCCCCCATCCGAGGAATCCACCATCTCCTTTTTTCGCTGTCCATTGTCCACCGTACATCGTTGTACAAACGTGCTGAGCAGCGAGATCGACTGCACCATTCAACGTGTCAATGACTACGGTTTTAAACTCGTGTTCATCCGTTGCCATTTCTTTTACGTTCGAAATGAATTCTTCCCAACTCTTCGCTTTGTCGAATGCCCAAACAGGGAGGTTATCAACCCCGTCCTCTGTCGCGACAAAACCAGGAGAGGGCGAATCCGCTCCTACTGTGGATTTACCGATTCCCTGCCGCCCATATAGGACGATTCGGGGAGGTCGGTATTTACCGCGTTTCATACCCTTGAGCATTGATTTTCTCCTTAACAATTAGAAAAACGTTCCATGACACCCATCACCGAATCTTCAACTTCTCGATGATGAGTTTCCCAGTACCGGAAGAATTCGGAATGATCGTACCACCAATCCATGGCCTCATCGTCGCACGAGCAGCGGAACTTTTCGTCGCAGTCGAGCGGCTTGCCGCAGGCTGGGCAGGAGCCGAATCGCGGGCTATATCGCATTCTGCACCTCGCGAATCTTGTCGTTGATTTCATCCTGCATATCAAGCAGCTTGCTCATGTCCTTCGTCTCGCCGAGGACGTAAAGGGCATAGGCCATCCCCTCGGCATAGCTATACCACCGTAAAGCGGAAATAGAATTCTTGCATTCTCCGGCTAATTTGTTGGCCGAAAACAAAGCCCTCATGACGATCTTATATCTTTCCTTGTCCACTGGTCCCTCCGTTCGGCTTGATCTCCCGGGCGAACAGTCGAGCGTTGATCTCCTCGGCTCTCGCGATGCTCTTCCGGGATCTCTCGGCCAGATAGATAAAAAAGCGCTCCCGACTGGGGCAGTTGGAGCTGCAGATGATGTGGGATACAGCCGGGAACGCTTCTTCGGTTTCATGCTTTGATAGTGACATTGTTTGCTCCAACTGCTCTTATTATCGGCGTTCCGTGCCGAGAAGTAAATCAAGAAATAAAATTTTCTACCTTGAGAGAATCAATAGTCTCCTTCATCGGTTATTATCCATCCGGTATCAAGGAACCATTGTCTTATTTCCTTCTTTTCCCATATACAAAAGTCGCAATTATCAAGGTCCGTTACCGTTGCTTCCCATAATCTTTCGTCATAATTATAGACGATCGCCGGCGGGTCATAATCTGTTTCTCCTATAATGTATAAATACTTCCCGTCTAAAGAGATGTATTTCCCAACTTCTGGAATAAACGGCAATTCTAATGATACCGTGGCGGTGATGTAAAATGCATCATTGCAGAAGCCGCCAATAAGCCGTGTTGTGTAAAGCTCCATTTTTACCTCCTCTCTGTCGAACCTAATCAAGAATACCATTTCTCGACTTCTTCATATGCCCTTACAATATCTGAATACCCAAGCTCTATAAGAACATTGCAGAGAATCTCGTCTGCGTCCTCGTGGCCGACTTCTGCATTTCCTGCTGTGTTTAGCAAATGCAGGGATTCTATTATTTCTTCACGATTGATCGCCATTTTTACCTCCTCCTTTGCCGAACCTTCATCTTCGCCCACCGATCGCCCTCGGATTTCTTGACGAGCACCGGGTGAAAATCGTCGTCCCGTTGAAGCCGGCCCTGGGAGATGGCAGCGTAGACGGCGCTCACGTGGACGCGGGCGAGGATGGCGAGTTGTGCTGGGGTGTAGTGGGTTTTCATATATTGAACCTTTAAGAAATCCTTAACTCTTGCTCTAATTTCCTCCCGATCTCTCTGCATGTCCAGCATGGTTCATTGCTGTTTGGGTGTTCGATGCGCCACTTGGCATGATCCTCCAGGGTCCTCTTCAGGGCGCTTAGTGTGGTAGCATTGATAGTTTTCAAATGCTCTCGTTCTTCCATCGTTAGCTTATTCTTCCATGTCGTCATCGATCGTCCCTCCATGTTTTGGCTGCCTCATCAGGCCCAGGGTACCGCCCTGGCACGACGCGCCGAGGCGCGTTTCGGCTTTAGGAGTTGTCTATTCGCATCATCCTGTTTCCGACTTCTATTGTTTTCTCAACCTCTCGTCTCGCATCCTCTTCGAGTAGAATCTGCTGCAATTCGGCCAGACTCTTGTGATGATAACATCGGACTGATTTTTTTGCCTCCTGCGCCGAGAGGCCGCCCAGAACACACCGGTCCAGGGCGATCTTAGTGATGAGGTATTGTTTCCGGCTGGTCATCGTTGCCTCCTTTGTCTCGGGTTTCGTTTCGTGTTGGCGTTTCGGCTTTAGCCTCCCTTTTGAATCTCGTCACTCCAATGCCCGCAGTCCTCACAGCGATGAATGAGCCGTGTAGTACCGATCCCGTCTTCATCCTCGCCAAGCCATTCGGAATCCTCTTCAATGAGGCCTCCGCAATTCTTGCAAGCGTAGTACCCGTTTTTCCATTCTTTCGTAAGCACGTTTTTTCTCGTCATGGTTGCCATCGTGTCCTCCTTTATTTCTCGGTTTTCATTTTTGAGTTTTGTTCTCATGCCCTCTATTATATCGTCATGATAGAAAATATTCTACCATAAAATCGACAAAAAAGAAAAAAGATTTCCTGCCCCCGAAGTGGTCTCGGCGGGTACTATATATATGACAATTTATATATTAATGGGGGTTATTCGGATATGCAACGCAGCGGTATATGGTGGGGAACGACAGCTTTAGGATTCATCTTAGGCTTTCTCGGGTCGATAATCATCCAACCCTGCTCCTGCGCCTACGTGGAGCCCCAGGATTACGCCAGTTTAACCGATCTTCCAGATGCGTACGTTTCCCTATGCCCGGCCCTGAAACACGCCCTGAGCGAAAATAGGCCCGTTCTAAGGGAAGCATGGAACAATATGATTAGATACCTCATTGCCGAGATAAAAATGACTGGAATAAAGGATACAAAACTTGTAGGATTATATGCCGACATCGTGGGGGACGAGGGTATGGAGTGGGAAACCCGTGAACACGTTGCAAGGATGCTTTCAAATCAAATCAAGTTATGTAATCCGACCAGCCGTCAACCCCTCCCGCAGAATCCTTGACCGAAATCGTTAGAAGTTCATCCTTGTCGCCCCTGTCGAGCTGGATCTCAAGGGTGGGGTCCGATTGTTCTACGCGCATGGTCAAGCCATCGTTGATCTGATACTTGAAAATGTATGGTTCCACGCCGTCCGTAACAGTGATTTGAAACTTCTTTCCTCCCACGGGCGGGTCCGGGTCAGCTCCACCAAGTCCGAATGTCATGGCTACCTCCTATCGAAACAACATTGACGCGGCACCTCCTAGAACAATAGAGGAGCCGAATATTAAAACAATCTTGATCCATGTTTTGATCTTTGAATCTATTTCGGTAATCTTCTCTCCATGCACGGCCAATTTCCTGTCTATCGATGAATGGCGAGTACGGCAGTTCTCGAAATGACGAACGAGCCCATTCTCAAGACGGTCTACACTGTCTTTGATATGCGCGATATCCTTTGCCATCTCTACTACCTTGTCGTGGTCTTCGCCATTTGCCATATCATTTTTCCTCTTTAGACTCCCGCTTGCTCTGAACTTCGATAAGCTTAGCGAGTAGCTCTTTCTGTTCGGATTGTATTGCTTTTTGGTCCGATAATATTCCCGTTATCTCTACAATGCGCGCATGTACCTCCTCCATTCCCTTGTTGAGATCTGTTTCGACGCGGTGAATCTCCTTCAGGTTGTTCACATAACTTATGGCCCCGTGAACCTGAAAACCAACGAGCAGTGGAATCACGGTCCAGAACAGCTTCGTGGATACCCGGTTTCCATAGATGCGACGAAGCATGGCTATTTCCTTCGTTTCCGCTTCATCTGCTGGAACTTCGTTTCCGTTCTTCCACAAGCCCATTGTATCCCCCTATCAAAGAAGTCCGCAAACCTCAAGAAAGACTGAAAGCATGGTGGGATCGGTCGGAGCCGTCACGATATCGGGGATCGAGTACACGGGATAAGTGTACCAGGACGAAAAGAGATAGATATCTGCGTCCCCGCCGGCGGCCAGGTACGCGGAAAGCCCCTGCAGCGTCACGGCCCGGAAGTCTGCCGCTGATGTCATGCCCGCGCTGTCCGTGCAGATGAGCCCGAAGGATGCATCGAGCCCGCGCACGTAGTCCCGCACGGCCTTTATCTTCGCCCATGAGTTACCGTTGATTTCATCGATCGCCTTTGAGAAAGGGCAGTCCAAAATGATGAAATCGAGCGTCTTGTCAATCGTGTCGAGCGCCGTCACGAGCCCGGAGTAGGCCGACTCATAGTCATCGTTGTGAGTGGGCACCGCGTCGATGATCCCGAACTGCATTGACGGGAACTCGTCGAGAACCTGGGCCGCGTATCCCGCCGCGTCCTCGATCCTCATCGCCATCGTGTAATCCTCAAGCTCCGTCACACAATTCAGCGGATCGAAGTGTTTCGATAGGATGCTTTGGAGCGACAAATACCGAACATCGAACCCGTAGTCGAGCATAGACTGGATCCTGGCAATGGCCGAGGAATAGTCCGGGTTAGCATAGCAACATTGAATCATGGTCGCCGACACGTCATCGAGCGCAACCTTGATCCCTGCCGCGTTCAGTACACGAGCGATGTTCTCTATCACCGCCGACGGCTTCTGAGAAATGTACTGGTCCCACGTCGCGGAACGGATCATGAAAACGTCCATCGCCTGCCGACTGTTCGGCCATTCGGCAAGGCCCGGTGATATGAATCGCTCAAAAAAATCGGGCGGGATTCCGCCGTGGATATGCAGATTGTTATCCTCGAACCACTCCATCTTTCTTTCCCCCACAATAAAACGCCTACGGTCTCGCTTCTGTCGGAATCCACCAGAAAGGTGGTTCCTTGCCACGTTGTTTTTTCTGGGTTTTCTCTGGCTCATCTCGTTTTTCGACATCCCTTACTTTTCTTGGTCGCCCTCTTACCATGATCCATCCTCCAAAGTGTGTATCGTCCTTCCCGTGTCCGTGTCTTTGATCGTTATTATCCCTGCGTTCACATCATCGGCGACGCACCTCGCCCATATTTCAAGGCCGGCGATCTGCGCATCCTCAACCGTGGCGTAGTCCTTTACGTCTATCGCGCACGCAATAGTACCCACCTGCTCATGAGTCCGCATGTTCCGCCTTGGCAAATCAACATCACGCCTTAATAGGTATCTACCTGTCATCGAGTCGTATCCCCTTTATATCAACCATTATTTGCCCCGCGAGTATTCCTGATATAGACACCTCCCGGACCTCGATTTTGTCAGCCCGGAAATACTCATCCCAGAAATAAGCGCCCACGTCGCCAGGTTCAAGGTTCAATGCGTGCTTCGTCGCCCTGAGGTGTGCCTGGTCGAGAACCTCCGCTTTATAGGATAGCATGTGGTCCCCTACCGTTTCCGCATCCGTCTTGTCTCTGATGAAATCAAGTTGAATCTCTGCGTTGACAGTCTTCCCGTACTTCGTTTGGCTTGATGCGTCATCCCTGGTGACGGATCCGCCATAGTCGGTTGTAACAAAGTCGAACGCATACTTTACAACGGCTTGGTTGACAAGATCCGTGTTCGAGAAACTCTGTACGCTGGGTGGAGCTGCAAGATTTCCGCGGTTCATGTAAAAATCACCCCCCGGAACGTCTCCACGAGCTGGCCTGTACCGAATATTAAAGACGGAAGCCCAGTCAAACCACCCATGACACCGGGCCTGCGTCATTATATTATTCAACAGTTCAAACCCAGAAATATGTTCAAGCACCACTCCGGCGCCCGATACGGTCAGGGCCGGTACACTCACGCTTCCGGACGGCATACCCAGGAGGTCGGATTCCTCCACGATGTCCGTAATGATATCGTCGAACCCGCCTGAGCGGCCTGTAACGTCGCAAACAATGTCACGCGCAATTTTCTTTTGTACAGGGATAAACTCCACCGCAACGTAAGCCCGCAGCACCTTGCAAGTCATGGTATCGTCCGTGTCATTGTCCTCCACCTTAATCTGCTTGCCCACGTACTCCTGCCAGTCGTTTATATCCGTGAGTAAAGACGTGATGTCGTACCAGTTATTGTGGCTCCAATTCCCCTGCTGCTGGTCCGTGTCGCCCACGTCCTCAATGGACGTCTGGCTCTGCGTTGATCCGTCATAGTACACCCACGCACCGAGTTCAATCACATCCGCGGCATGGTTGATAGTCGTGCTCTGCTTTTTAATATAGGTCCCGGTTGTTACGAGGTCGTATCCGTACACCGTCAAAGATGAGAGGTCAACGTAAGTGCCATCATAAGACGTTGATGGCATGTCATAGAAACTCAGCGTAGGCGCATCAAAATTAAGAGTAAGCGCGCCGTGCGCTGCGGAGTTTATTCTTAGTTGGTAAACATTAGTCGCCGGAGTCGATAGGTCTTTTACTGATGCAATCGGCATTATTCCAAGAATTCTGCTGTTGAGCTCGGAGATAGCCGTCCAATCCGCGTAACAATTCAGCGTCCACGGGACGGATGATGTGTCCGGATAGTATGTCAGCCAGTCAAGGTCATATGCTTCCTCCGATCCGCTGATGGGCACTCCGGATGCGTTATATAATTGGCCCACCGGCTCGTAGGTAAAGGCGATGTTGTCTTCCGGATTGTCCGGTTTTTGTAGTTGGAAATTCTGCGTTAGGTTGTATAGATAGAATTCTCCGTTCGGTGTTATCGAGTGCGGTAGAAGTATAAAATAAGCGTTGATGATATCTCCCGAAACGATCCTATCTACACTTGGAAAAGCCGTAGCTACAGATACCCAGCCCGTGTCTACCGTCAACGGATCTTCCCCTATCGTGATGTTTGGCAATGCAGCATAATTCTTGTTGAACATCACATAATAACTGTTCCACGCTGGCGTCGTGCTAGTGTAGTCCCTGATGAACCAGATGAGATCAAAATTTCCTTGCGGGCTCGTCCACGAAGGGCGCCCTATTTTTACCCTGAGCCGGAACTTGTCAACGGTTTTCGAAAGGTTGATCCCTTCCGGCACGTAGCAGTTGTGGAATGAAATATTTGTTCTTGCGGGGCTCCCTGTTCCCTGAATGTCGAAGGTCCCGTAAGTGTCCCAAGATCCATCGTATGCTTCGTAGTGCGTCCCCATCTCGGCATCGCCATCGGCGCCCGAATCGATAGACGGCGTAAAATCATACGTCCCGGATCCATCCACGAGGTGGTAGTGGTCGCCCTCCGGGAGCTCGTGGATATGCTCATCCTCGAACCCTGCACCCATGCTGATAATCGATCCGTCGTCCTTTAGATCGTCCGGCGTGTCATCCGAGTCAGTCAGGTCGCCCAGGTAGTTCCCGTCGTAATAAACCTTGTATTGAGAGTCCGTGGTCTTCCAATTCTCTATGACAACCCAGGCCCGGACAGGCTTTCCTACTGGGGGGGGGACGTCATCCACCCTCTTGAGGCGCAAATCGTTAGTTCCTCCTGCGTCTATCGGGATCTCTGCATAGTTTGTAGGCTCCCAACTCGCGTTGGCTCCTGCGGCATTCTCGGGCTCCAGGGCGCCCGAGGAGGAGTCGTCCGTGTCCATGTCAACGAGCTTGAGTTTGTGGGATGGCTGTGGCTCGTCAAAGGTGGGCGCCTTGGTGAAGTCGATCCTGGCAGGTTTGGTAAGCGTCACAGCGTAGTCAGCCGGGTCCGCTGCCACGAGAACGTCCTGATCCCCGATGTAGTACACCTCGTCTATGCTAGCTACGTCATGATTCGCCACCAGGAATTGGAGAGGCCCGTACTCTATGACCTGGTTTCCCACCACATGAGAACCCGCAGCCGTTCCATTGTATCCTCTTGTAACAGGGTGCGTTACATCTCCAAAGGAGATGTCAGTTTTGTAGTCGTAATAGATTTCCTCGTCGTTTATCTGAATCGATCCAGTGTCCGTAAAGTCTGCCGTAGACTCAACATATATTATAGTGTCTGAATGAATCAGGGATGCCGTGAGTTGGGTAATCATGTCGTCGTCGACAAGCACTGGCCTGAACCGGTCCACTGAGCCCCATACCCACGGGATTATTTTACCGATGTTCCCATCGGGGACGTTCGGGTAACTGTCTTTGTCTATCACCGTTCCAATGGGCTTGTCATAGGCGGACGCGATAGAGGTACACTCGAACGACACCCGCTCCGGTCCCAGGTCCACCACCTGGCCTATCACTCCGGTAAACAATTCAAATGGAACGCCGTCTATTTCAAGGAAAATCCGAACGGGCGCATCTATGCAAGGGTGCGCCGTGTCCCATAAATCAGAGATCCTAGCCCCGTGTTCAGTCGTATTCTCAAGGGTTATTCTGGTCTGGTATGAGGCCGCCCCGGCCCGAAGATAGATCGGGTCCAACTCCACAACCCGCTTTCCTGTATCGCAGAACTTGGCTTTAGGAAAGCCGATCTCTACGTGAGGGATAATCGTGGAGGTTGGTTTATCCGGAATAGGAGGGGTTCTCATTTATTAACAACCTCCTCCACCATAGCTTTGATGGAAAGATTCCAGTAGCCACCCTTGGCCCCGTCGGATGATAGTTTGATGCCGTGTTCTGTTGTCTTGAACGGCCCGAGGTATTCATAGTCCGCTGGGATTCTCTCTCCCGCCGTGTAGGTAGATCCGCATTTGACTGCGACACTCGCTACAGTGGCCCCTGCATATATGACGTAAACGGTCGGATTGAATGATTCTGAAGGTCTCGTATTAGGGAAGCGAATCCAGAATCTACCCATCGCAAACCGGATCTCATGTACGAACCAGTCCTTTAATTTCATAGCTGTCAAGTGGTCTATGTTCTCGATGTTCCCGGCAAGGTGCAAGGTGATGTCGCCAAAGTCAACCACGGAAAGGCGCCCGCTTGCAGATTCCACTATCCCCTGGTTCCGTTGCCAGTCGTAGGATTCTCCAACAGTGAAATGAGGCACATCAAAATAAGTGCTCGCATCAGGGGCGCCGCTGTCATCCGCCATGATTCTAATAGTCATTTACCAAGCCCCTATTATTCCAAAACCGGATTTCTTGGCATAGGCAAGTTCCGGGATTAACTGCTCGCGCACAAGCCTGCGTGAAAACTCGCTGCCGAAGTTGAATATATTGGTAGACGCGTCGCTGTACCCTCTGTTCCCCTGGGCATTGAGGGCCTCAAGGAGCGCCCGGTTCTGTTTCGTGGCCTCTGCATTCATGACGAACTCGCCACCGTGCGCCATAATCGGAATGGGCTGAGCCGTGTCGCCTTCGATGGGACCACC